AAGTTATGCGCCGGTCCATACCCCATACGGAATTCGGAATTCGGAAACCTAGAACCCGGAACCCCCGAGCCCCGAGCATGGAGCGGTCCATAATATTCTTTCCATCTCCCGCACTTTTTCTGTTGACGACTCGGCATGGAGCGGTATGGTGGGTGCATCACCGCATGGTGCGGTGAGTTACCAACGAACAACAATGAGCAACGAAATCATCCGTATCGCCGCCCGCGCAACCAAGGCCTCCCGCATCTTCGCCGTCCGTTCGGGCGGTTACTGCCGCAGCTACCACCGCGGTGGCAGTGTTTGGAACGAGGCTGTGGCGAAGGCTACTGCGATGGTGGAGGCCCGCGAGGTTGTGACCCGCACTGGCCATGCTGGGTACGTGGAAGGGTTCCGCGCCGACGGAACGGAGTTCAACCGTGGCGGTGTTGGCCCGCTGTGATCCAACGATCAACTGTCTAGCGATATGACACTAAGCGAGATCAAGTCTGCTGTGAGAGATGGCAAGACTGTGCATTGGAAGAACCATGGGTACCGAGTGATATACGCTCCCAAGCTCAATGACTTCCTGATCCGGTTCGACTACAACGATGACTGCATCGGTCTGACATGGACCAATGGCGTGACGATGAACGGCGAGGAGGAGGACTTCTTCGTTGCCCAGTAGGCCAAACATCCTGCTCACCACCCCGCGGAGCCCTCGGACCACCCATCCGGGGGCTTTCCGTTTCCAGCCCCTCGGACCCCGCTTTCGCAATTTGATGCGGAAGTACCCCTCCGACGCACTGGCGACCCCTTTCTGATCGATTGCGAGGCATCCATATCCATCCATCGGACCCGATACTTCGCAATCAGTGGAGGGTCATTGAAAAACCGCAGCCGCAGCGCGGGGGCCGGCACGAGCCCCCGAAAGCGTTGCGGCGTAAGCGGTTTTTAACTCCCTAGAAGAGGGAGTGACAAGACTCCCTCTAGGGAGGTAGCAGTGGCTATGGGAACTTCTTGGGGTGCTCTGCAAAATGAACATTCCTTTACATTGACATGTTGCCGTACATGACGCATTCTGGTCTTGCTATGAGTTACCTAGACAATGGTTCAACCCTTCGGTCGATGTTCCGACTGATGCCCCCGCAACGCCACGATGCCGACCCGGATCGATCCGAGGTTCTGGCCTACATTCGTGAGAACCTGAGATGTGAGCTTGGCCGTGCGATCCGTGCGTTCAACTCTATGAGGAACAAGAAGTCCCAGGTGATTGTATATGACATGGTTCATAGGCAATGGCGTGGGTGCGACTGGGTTCCTCCGGAGGATGAGGACAAGGTTTCGCTGCTCTTGAGAACCATCAATGAGCTGAAGCGTGATGTTGCGTATCTGAAGACTTCTGTGAAGAAGCACGAGAGGTTGTTTGGCCAACTGAAGCGTAAGCGATCGCGCAAGCGCGAGGAGGAGGAGCCTGAATCCGAGGTTGAGGTTCAGGAAGAGAAAAGCTCCCCGGATGTGGATTCCGAGGAGCTGGAGCGTAAGAAACGGGAAGAGAAAGAGGCGGCTAACCGAAAGGCTTACAATGATTATTGGGGCCCTATCCGCGCCGCCTTGGCCGCCGATCAGGAGGCTTCGGCTCCTTCAGTTGCGCCCCAGTCATCACCATCGGATTCCACTGCTCCCACACAATCCCCTTGGGAGAATGCTGAAGATGAAGTGAGTTAGCATCCAGCCTCGATCCGCGCTTGCAGAAGGCCAACTGGAAGCGCCTAGGTTGATGTTGGCCTACTTCTGCCAGGACGGCGATCTCTCTCGCCCAGTTGGCGAGTTCGCTGGATCCGAACCCTGCGTGGGCGAGTTCCATGGTGGTCATGGGCTCTCCGTCTTTCCGTTGCGCCTTGGAGATGTGATGCATCCAGATCCAAGCGACCTTGGTCTGATGGAGGATGGGTTGGAGCCTATTCCTCAGGAATACGCTGACCTCGCCTTGGTCGCTGAGATCGCCACCGAAGTAGCTGAACAGGGGATCGGCCACGATGACATCGAGCTTGGATCGAAGGATGAACCTCCGGGCGTAAGCCAAGAATGCGTCACCGGTGCGGACGGCCTCGGTGCGGAACTCGAGTTGGTGCTGGAGCGATTTCATTTCATCGGGCTTGAGGTCGAGTCCATGGCCTACTCCTTGGAATGCTTCGGCGAGGTCGCCCTTGTCGTTCTCGGCTTGGATGACCCCGATCTTCAATGGCCTCACCGGCGCGATTCCGAAGAAGTCCTTGCCGAGGCACCACCGGATGACGATCTGCATCATGAGGGATGATTTCCCGATGCCGGTGCCGCCGCTGAGGATCATGGAGGAGCCGCGGGTAAGCCACCGTTTGCCGATGAGGTTGTCCGGATCGTTGTCCGAATCAAAGTTCATCAGGTCTTTGATGGACACGATCGTGGCGCTGTCGTCGATGGATTCGCGGTCGGTGAGCCACTCCTCCCACGAGCGAGCGCCTATGGAGTTTGCCAACAGCTTCTGCCTCTCCTGACCCCGCCACGCGCCAGGTAGCCGGGAGAACCGCGAAGGGTTCTTGTTCTTGGGATCGACGCCGGGGATGGACGAGTAGATCAGATCCCTGCGGGCGTCCCATTCCTTGCGATTGGGGGCATCGACACGGACCCAGGCGTGGATGGATTTACCACCGGAGTCGATGAGGACGCTGATCGGGAGACCGGATGAGCGGAGGAGCTGTTCCTGCTCGGCCTTGGGCTTCTGATCGAACTCCACCAGGACATGGCGGTAGGCCATGACATCATTGTCGGAGCCGCTGTAGAGGTTGGGCTTGAACGGGTTGATGCGGACGAAGACGCCCTGATTCCGATCGGGTCGGAAGAGGATGGACTCGGGGTCATCGAAGCGGGCGATCCAATCCTCGACGGGCAGGAAGGATCCGCTGGTCATGGGGGTGCCGTCCTCGACCTGCTCGCAGATGCAGACCACCTCGGTGGGCGCGAAGGCGGATGTGAGGAACCGCTTGAACTCCGAGGCATCGTGCGAGGCCGGGATGGGGGCTGCGGGCGGGTTTGATGGCGCGGACGGCTCCACGGACCCATCGGACTTCTGTGATGCCTCCACGGGCTTTGGCCGGCTGAAGCGGACCCGTGTCAGATCCAATGGCTCAATGGACACTGTGCTTGAGGAATTGGCGAGGTGGCCGCGGGGCTTGGAGTGCGACTTCTCATTGGCCTGCCTGATCTTGTGGAGGAGTTCGCGGTCCTGCCATGGAGGTTGGCATGAACGGTTCCAGTCCGATAGGAGCGCGAAGGCGTCGGTGTCTGATAGGCCGAAGCCGTGGACTAGGCCCACGGCGGCGGTGTAGGTTTGAGAGTGCCCTCCGGATCCGGAGATGGCTGGCGGTACCTTGGCGAGCCAAAGCGCCGCTCGTTCGAGGAGCGTTGTCATGTCGTTGCGTTGCTGTGTTCGGACTACTTGAGTTCTTTGAAGACTCGATGGAACTCTTGGGAATTGCGGACGAAAAGAGACCCGTCTCGACTGTAGATGGTTACAGTGCGGCGGGTCTCTCCGAGACGGTATTGTCCTTGGCCTATGACTTCGACGATTACGGATCCGTTGTGAATGTTGACGAATCGTCCTGTTGGAGCGGTGGGCTGTCCTTGGTGATCCATGTGTGTTGGGTGCGTGGTTTCTTGGGGTAGGAGATCCATCCTTGCTTGACTCCGTAGGCGATGAGGCGTGGGGCGTCTTCGATGAGTTTGCGGTTCACGCCGCTCATGATGGTCTTCTCTTCTTCGGTGAGTGGTTCGGGCTTCTTGTTGTTTTCGAGCCGGCATGAGTACCATGGCTGCTCGTGTCGTGGGGTTTTCATGATGGTGTCACCCTTGAGAGGATGCAATTACAGTAGCTTCCCTTGGTCTTGGCTGTGCATTTGGGGTGGTGGATGGGGCTGGCCAGGATGTGTGCTGTCAGTTCGTTGGTGAGGGTGACGAGCAGGAGGATCCGGTCGGCGGCTTCAGCGCAGACGACATTGGCTGCGCCATCTTCACTGTGGATCTGCTGGGCCAGGATCTTGAGGGCGCTTGCAAGGTCGCGTGTCGAGGAGTGGCTCATGGTTGTTTGTGGACTTTGATTCCGTTGCCTTTCTGATCGACCAACTCAACGGCTCGAACATTCTCCAAGCGGGCCAGAGTCTTGATCATCTCGATGTGATCATGAGCTTGGGCCACGCAGGTGAGGTGGATATCACCGTCGCCGAAGTTGGTCTTCAGGTTCTCTTTGCTTCTATCACGCCACACTCGGACGGTGATCCCGCCTGAGAGGGTGACCACCTTGATGGATTCGACGAGTGGGAATGAATGGCGGCTCATAGGGGTTTGTTGCAGTGCGGGCAGACCTTGGATGCGCGTGAGCTTCGGCTGTTGGCGGTGTTGGCGACCGGCTGAATGCCTAGCCACTCGCACAGTTCGGTGTACGAAGTAGCACCGTAGTTGGCCCACTTGAATGGCTTAATATCACCTGTCTTGATCGCGTGGATGGCGACCTCGCGGGAGGTGATCTGTAGCTTCGATAGGATTGCCACGTTGCGGGCGCTGAGTCCGTTGGTCCACAGGCTCTCATTCTCCTTGAGCGTCTTGGCGGATCGTAGGATCTGGTGGACTCGCTGCTTGGTGAACCCGAGTTGTTGGCCAATGGCCCTGTAGGTGTGGCCCTTGGATCTGAGTTCGGTGACTTGGTTTATGGACTCTCTGAGTTTCATCGAAGGGGTATTTGGACTGCTCGGTATCGTTTGTGGGCTTTGTGGCACTGCATGCACAGGCCGGTCTGAGTTGTGCAGCCGCAGCCCAAGCATGCGGCCAATTCGTGACATAACTGCTTCCATCGTTGTAGTTCCTCTACTTCTTGTTGTTTTGGTTTTGGTTCTTGATTTTCCATACGCTGGTTAGGGACACGCCATACTTCTTGGCCAACTCACGGTATGTGTAGGTTGGGTGGGCCTTGAGGATCGCGGTCTTGATGTCGTCTGGAACGGTGTACCACTTACGGTTCGGACCTGGAGGAATCTCCTGTTTCTTTGCCGCGGCGGTGACGGGGCCGAGCATGCGCTGCATCGACTCCTTGGTCAACCCAAATCTTGCGAGCTGGTTCATTTTATTATTGGTCACTGGCGACGGTGACGATGAAATCGAAGTTCGTCTGCCAGGAATCGTTGAGTTCGTTGTAGCTGTTGTTCTTGATCTTCCACGTTCGCGGGTCGCGGCTGGATTTGGTGTGTCGGCACCGGATGCGAACGTCGATGGTTTGGAGTGCGGAGTTTCGGAGGTGGTGATGGTGCGGGAGTTCGTGGAGCAGGAGGGTCATACCTTTTCGGTGAGTGATCTGATGTACCTGTTCCGCTCCTTCGGTTTGACGTTGATGAGGTATTCGATGGCCATACAGGCGTTGACGCTTGCGGTGTGTTCCCAGTCCTCCTTGTTGTCGTAGTACTCATGCCACCGCTCGTTGGGTGCTACGATGACTTGTCCGGTCTTCCGGTGCTTGAATACGAATGCGGCTGGTCCGATTGGCACGTTCATCGTCCCTCCAACCATTTCTTAAGGTTTTGAAGCTCGTCGGCTTTGGCTTCCAGCTCCTTGACCCGCTTGTTCGCAGCAGCCAGTTGCCGCTCTAGCTGACGAGCGAAGCCGATCTTCACGAACTTATTGAATCCCGCCGTGATGTAGGGCTGCCGGTCTGTGCGCGGGGTTTTGCTGACGACCTTTTTGTTGGCGTTAACAAGATGGTTCACGCCTTCCCCTTCCTGATTTTGAACCACTCACCATGCGCGTCACTGATCCTGACTTTCCCAGTTTTCGTGACGTAGATTTGCAGCAGGTTATCGCGTTTATGCTTCGGTGTTTCAATAGAAAGCACCACCCATCCTTTCTTTAAATCAGAGCAGCAGCGTTCGATTTTGGCTGCACCCCAATCAAACCCCCAATTTGTCTTTGCGTAATGGATTGCACTCACGGCCTTACCTCCTTCTCTTCCCACAGCAGCAGATCGGCTCGCATGGCGTCGTTCTCCTGCTCTAGTTGGGCGATGCGCATATGCTGCTCCGCTAGTCGCTCCGCTGCTTCAGCGATTGCTGAGTTGGCCACGCCATCGTCGGATTGGATTTCTGTTGCCAATATGTGCATGGCCGCGATCAGTGTTTCGGTTGAGGTTTTCACGGCTTGGCCTCCTTGGATTTGCGCCCAATCACTCGATTCCATTGGAGAAGTTTTTTTCCTCCATGAGGCTTGCGCTCCCATAATTCAGCATCTTCACCAACATCAGTGCGACGATTGATCCAGTATTTATGTGGTTGGATTTCGCGAATACTACCGTTGCTATCTTTGTAAATAATAATTTCATCAACGTTCACGGCTTGGCCTCCTTGGCTTTGCGCCATTTGTCTCTGGTTTTAGACCCTAGTGGACAGAACGCTTTGAACTCGGAACACATCTCGTCTCCAACATCCTCCAGCCGCTTGATGCGCTCGTTTGCTTCATCACGCTGATTTGTAAGCATTTGAATCTCACGAATCCGACACAAATCACTCTGTCCTACCCTTCTCCATTGATCGTCATCCCACTCAACGTCGATCTGTGTTCTGCACTCGTAAGTGGCAAACCCTCCATTCGGCGACCTAAGCAGGTTGCCTCCATGAACCATGATCGGCGACTCGCAGAACGGGCATTTGTCTGGTACGGTTTTCACGGCTTGGCCTCCCCTCTGGCTTTGTTCCATGCTTCAGCAGCAGGTGTCGTTGTGGTTTCAACCATCGCATCTCCCGCCTCCTCCAGCCGCTTGATGCGCTCGTTGGCCGAGTTGAGTTCGCGTTCGAGTGCATCAACCAACTCGACCGCTTGATCGAATGCCGGAATTGGGCGAAGGCCAATCGGAGCGTGTTTGATGAGATGATCTTTCCTCGGTGTGTCGTTCATTGCCCC